TGAAGAGAGTGGTGGTTGACCTAAATAATTAGAAGACTCAACAAATGTTTTTGCATCTACTGGTATTTCTTCAAATTGTTGTTCTTTTAATACCTCAATAAAATCATTGAACATCGTGGACAATTGTTATTACCTCCCCCTCTTTTGCAATTTTAGAAAGACGTTGCATAATTAAATCACGAACCTCTGGATGCTCAGAAGCAACGTCTCTAAGAATTTCAATAAGAACTTCTTGCTTGCGTTCAATCTGTATCATTTCTTCTGCAAGTTCTTTGTTTTCAAGAAGACCAGCCTTTTGTAACATTTCAATTCTAGATTTTTCAATGTCCATTACAAGTTTAATGGCTTGAGTTTTTGCACTAAGATTATTTGTCATACTTGATTCATCAATAACTTCATAAGCCTTTGTAATAAGTTTACTATAGTGTGTGTCTGCTCCAGCAAGTGCTTCTTTGGCACGAGCACGAATTGCGTCATTGGCAGATGCCATAACTTTCCACTCATTAATTAATGCAACAACACGAGTTCTAGGCATGTCTAATTCTTTAGATATTTTAGTTGGATCCTGACCCTTTAAATATTCAGAAACAACCTTGTTTACCTCATCAAGGTGTTGAACTAACTCTGCTTCAGTTGACATGATACTTTCCTTCTAAGCGATTAATTTCATCCTTAATATAAAATATTGCTTTTTCTAAATCTTGTATAGTTTTTTTCTCATCTTTAAGTCCTGCTCTCCATAGGTACTTGAAGGCATTTCCAATATTAAAATTTCTATGACGTGTAATTTGTATACACTCAACCCCACTAGGATCGGTTGTATAGTGAACAGGGTGATTAACTTGATCAACCGTAATGCTTAAATCATTACTCATCGTTTTGATTTCCTTAATCCAAACTTTGCAAGATATACATAGATTGTTTCTATGCTTGCCCCGCATTCTTTGGCAATGTCTTCTGGAGATTTTTTGTCTATAAGATATCTCTTACGCATAAAAACCTCTGACTTATACAGTTTACCACTCATAGTATTATTTGTCAACCTCTTTTGTATTAATATCATAGTAGAATTTATCAGAGTCTTCCAGAATCCACTTATTTTGATTTTCTACATCCCACTTGTAATCATTGATTATTCTTTCAATAACGTAATCTTTTTTCAGGGTAAAAGAAGGTTCATAAACACGAACCCTATTGTTAGGCTGAACAGCAAAGTTGCCATCATCTCGTTGTATAACATGTCCGCATTTGTGCTCAGAAGGACTTTCTGAATACCCGTCATCCATGACATTTGTATCTGGATTGTGCCAATCAAGAGTAAATAAATAGGTTCCGTCATGTCTTGTTTTTGTCCTATCAATATAAGACATTCTGAGGTTTGTAAGGTTTTCAAATTTTGTTACAGATATGTGATGACTAAAGGCATTCCATAAAACTAGGTTATGTAAGTCTATTTCGGGAATTCCAGGTTTTGTACAAAATGCACTAATTGGTAATCTCCACCACAGCCCACCATCTTCCATCATTATGTGAAATAGGGGACTTCTACTTTTTATACTAGCAACGCCAAATATAACACAAGGAAAATATTTATCATGACTGTCTTTTTGATTTCTTAAATAATTTCCACGCACATAGCACTCTATAGGTGGTATGTTTGCATTTAATTCTGGCACTACGTCTCCAATCCTATTGACTTATTCCAATTGTTAATTGACCAATGACCAATTCCGCATGCATCGGCAACATCATTGTCACTAATAATTCTATCATATATGACTTCAATCAATTTAATAGTTCTTTCTTTTCTGAACTGTCGTTCATATGTTTTGTACCAAGACTCTGATTTTCCAGGATTTTTTGATCTTATTAATAACTGCTCTTCTTTTGTTAATTTTTTATTTCCTAAGTAATTTTGCCAAGTTATTGGAGATACCTTACCAACTACATTAATACCACACATTGCAGCAGCACCCAAAAGCGCACCCTGAACAAGAGCAAGGTCAGCAGCAGTTTTAGGAGAGTTCATAAATACCGTGTGCTCAATAACAATTGCTTCTGCTTTCATAATTGTTTCAAAATATGCCTTTGTTTTTTTTGCTGCATCTCCAACTTTTGCATATATGTCATTACCTTCAAAATTTATTTTACCAATTTCTACAAGACTTTTATTTTCAAAAACTGCATATGCGAGACTATTAGTACTAGCATCAATAGCGCAAATTCTTTTAGGCTGAACCTCTATTCCCCATTTATTCTTGCTCATAGTCAAAAAATCCTTTTATTTGTTTTAACATTTTGTCTACTGATTTTTTACTTACGTTGCAATTAGAACAAAACCCAGACTCATTGTATATTGAAAGATCTACTCCGCAACCACCAATACATTTTCTAACTTTTCCAATTCTTTTTTGTGTTCGTGTTACGTTGTATCTTAAAGCAATCTTATTTTTTGTTGCAATATCACGACACTCTGACCCACAGTAAATTTGATAACTTACTCTGGGTTTAAAAACCTTGTCACAATTTTCACACAGTTTCAATCAAACTCTCCAAAGATTTAATTTTAATAACTCCAGCACCTGCATCGTCACATGCTTTTTTAACTGGACATTTTTTACAAATCTTAGAATTGGTTCTATAATTTTTAATTGGCAACTCTTTATTTTTCCAAGAGGCATGAACTTCATTCATCCAATCAAAGGTGTTGTTAATCCAAGACCTATAGTTATCATTTACCTCAATAGGAAATAATAAAAGTTCATGGTTGTTTTTGTTTTCATAAATAATAATACCTTTAGATCTACCCAAAACCTTCATGTAAATTAAAACTTGTGCTACGTGATCTAGTTTTGGCTTGTTGGCTCTTTTCCTGTATTCAAATGCTTCATTGTTTTGTGTTTTTATTTCTCCAACAATTTCTTCGTTATTCCAAACAAGCATACAATCTCCATATCCAAAAATTGGAGGATTGGAACTTGTAACCTTAAACTCTGTTGTATCTTCTAATTCTCCAGTTTTAGGATTTTCTTTTTTGTATATCTGTGCAATTCCTGAGTGCCTTAATGCCTTTTCAATTCTGCTATGAGAAAGAGTTCCGCTACTCATATTGGCTATATCAAATGGAGTGCTGTAACTTTCAAAAATACTACCTTCAAAAGCAAGGTACCAGTATCTAGGACAAACCCCGCTGCCGTCGCTGTAGGTAATAGTAGATGGGGCAAAAGTTTTTTTAGTAAGTTTTTTTGGTTCTAAATCAAACAAATAACCTTCATGCATTTTTTCTATTATTCCTGAAACATCAAATGCTGGCTTGCTTGAACTGCTACTTTTAACCATAACGCTTTGTAATAAATTTTTAGTCATTTTTATTCCTTTGTTTTATATAAGTATACCAGTTCAGCGTATAATGTATTTAAGCGCTGATACTAGGTTGTTGATTGATTCTGCTGCCGTAAAATATATGTTTTTCTTTGCCCTGTCACTTTTATCTACATTAGCCATCCAAGTTGCCCTAAACGACATTTTTGCTGCAATAGCCTGAAGCCTTACAATTTCTATTGTAGCAACCTGAAGCGGTACATCTGGTTTAATAATTAATTTAGCAATCATTGTTAAGGCAATTGTTAACTCTTCGTCCTTCATGTAGTCAGCAATTTCTGTCAAACCATTAACCATGTCTAATGTTGTACCTGCTGGCTGTGCTTGTTCTGTCATTTTATTTCCCCTCTGTTAGTTGTTCTAAAAGATTCATTTCAATTATAGCAAGTCTTACCTTTGTATTACCCTCACCTAAAACAACAATTATTGCAGGAGACTTATCGGTTCCCGATTTAATAGAATCGGTTACAGCCTTAGCCCACACGTCTTTGTTTAAAGTAAAAGACTTTCCAACTTCCTTAAAATCTACTACAAAGTTTCTCCATGTTGCATCTCCTTTTTTATTATTGCGACCAGAATTTTTATGTTGTTTAGCGCCAATTCGCTTAGACTCACTACGTTCACTCATTTATAAAATCTCTTTTCTTTCTTTTTGATGGCAACAAGCCCACCTTTGATATGTGTTTTTTAGAGCACATCCAAGTTGCATCCCCAGTCTCTTTCCAATACCTTAAAGACAACACCTCTTCTTGACAAGTCTTGCATGGAAACTTTCCTGGATAAACTGTAAACTGGCTAGACATTACTTAGTTTGTCCCTCAATTCTTTTTGTAAATTTAAATCTTCTTTTATTCTATTAACTATTCCGTCTCTTCCTTGAACCTTAGTACCATCATCTAGTTGATACCAAGCGCCAGTTCTATTTAACAAACCAATAGACTCTGCCGTATCAACAAGATCACCAATAGCGTCAATGCCAATATTGTCTCCACGGAAATAAAAATCATACTCTCCAGATTGAAAGCCTGGTGATGTTTTAGAAAATTGTAATTCCCAACGAATTTTTCGTCCTATCTTTTCTTCAATTAACTTGTCGCCTATTTTAATCTTGCCTTTAATCGCTTGATTATCTGACTCGGAACTAAATAATTTAATAATGCACGAAGAATAAAATTTAGTAGCCTGACCACCTGAAGGCTGCTGAGAAGTATACATAGCACTAATGTTATTTCTTGATTGAGAAATAAGAACAAGTAAAGTAGGCTTTACCTTGTTGTTAGCGTAGTTTAACATTTTCCAAGCATTGCTAAAGTCTCTAGAC